ATGTTAAGTGACTCAAAAATTAGAAGTGCAAAACCGAAAGAAAAGCTTTATAGGCTTGGTGATTCCGATGGTTTGTGTGTTGAAATAAAACCTAATGGCAAGAAGTATTGGCGCTATCGTTTTCAATGGCTCAAAAAAACACAAATGATGAGCTTAGGTGAATACCCTATTGTGGGATTAGCTGAAGCCCGTACTAAAAGAGATGAAGCTAAATCTTTAGTTGCAAGCGGTATAAATCCAGTTGAAGAAAAAGAAAACCAAAAAAAGGCTAAATCTGATGAGTATGACAATAGGGTTCTCTTTAAACATGTTGCTGCAGAATATAAAGCAGAAAAATTAAATAATCGTTCAGAAAGGTATCAAGAAGCTTTTCAACGCGCCTTAGATAAAGATATTTTAAAAGTTATTGGTGATAAGGATATTAAAGAAGTCACCTCAGCAGACGTTTTGACTATCATGAAAAAGACGATTGCACGAGTTAAGCGTCAAAAAAACCATGGTACTGGCGAAGTGTCAGCAATTCAAAATCGTACTTTTATTGGCGGCGTAATGCGTTATGCAATCGCCACACTTAGAGCCGACTATGATCCAACCTATGCCGTTAAAAACGTTGTAGAACGTCCCGAAATAGAACATGCCAGACCCATGGAAAAATATGAGGCTGTGCAACTTAGAAATAAATTAAATAGCTATGGTGGATCTACTACAGTTAAAAATGCTGGCCTTGTAATGCTCTACTCTATGCTCAGGACTATCGAGATCCGCCGCATGAAATGGGAATATGTTGATTTTGAAGCTAGAACAATTACATTCCCAAAAGAGATGATGAAAAAGAAACGTATTCATATCGTTCCTATGTCTGACCAAGTTTTTAATATTCTTCAAGAACAGCGCAACATTGTAGGTAATCGTGAATATGTTTTTCCAGCCATCTATCAAGATGGGATGCTCTCCGCTACTACAATGAATAAAATGCTCGATTACATTGGCTTGTCTGATGTCACTGCTCATGACTTTCGTGCCACTGCATCAACCTTGTTAAATGAAAAGGATTACGATGACAAATGGATTGAAAAACAATTAGCGCATGCAGATGGTAATAAAACTAGGGCCACATATAACCATGCCAAATATTTAGAAAGCAGGCGAAAAATGCTACAGGACTGGGCTAATATTGTGGATAGCTGGGCGGTTTAACCGCCTTGCTTCTTCTGAAAATGCCACCAGACTTTTTTATAATAAACTTCGTCACGCAAGAAATTAATTTTTAATTCGTTGCCATTGAGGTCATAAATTTTAGTGACCTCTCCTTTCTTATCTAGATCTGCTAATAGATCTGCAACGCGAGAATATGCATGATAATGAATTTTGATTAACTGTGAAGACATAACAATAATTCAAAGTAATTTTAATAATGATACATCAATCCATCGTTCAAGTAAGTTAAGTGTATTGCGCAAATTTATGCTCATATTTGCTTAATATTGATATTTTTGCGCAAAATTATTCTCAGAAGAAAAAGGCTATTTTAATTACTCTTCTATTTTTTGATACAAAATGCCAATCAAACATAAATGTTATTTTTTCTCTAGTTACTATTTTTCAATAACTTAAATTAATATCGAGAAGTTGGCCAAATACTGCAGCTGCTTTGGCCAACCTTAGGTAGTTGGTACAAAATGTCAATTAACAACACACTGTACGCAAATGCTGACTCTAATATTATTTTTGATCGTATGGGCTGTGCAGCCCGATAATAGAATACACAGCACAGTAATAATCGAAGCAAACTTAGTTCGCTTACTGTGAAAGATTTTCATGCTAGCCGATCCGGTTAGCAATCCAGCCATAGAAAAACTGTTCCTGCTTTGGATTACGCTCACAGATTTCAATGTAGCGTTGCCCTTGCATAATATTGAGCACTCGCACCAGAACCTTCTCACCTTCTTTCCCACGTTTTGACAAGTATGTTTTAAGGGCACCTAGCGTTGCTGAGCCATAAACACCATCAACCTCTAAATCTGCATATCCAGCTTTACCTTGGTTATTAAGCAAGTTCAAAGCTCGTTGTAAAAGAGGTTTTGCAAATCCGGTACCGCAATTCACACCAGTGTCTAGAAGCTCTTCAGCTACTGCAGAAGAAACAGCATTTACTTGGTCAAATCGCGGAGCTGTCCAGTATTGCTTCTTGTAAATAGCTTTGGCCACATCAAGAGGCAAATCTTTCATATTGCCCTTATAGCCGTTTTCACGTGCTACAGCTTCAGTAATACCGTATTTGGTCGCCCCTCCTCGATCCGCTGGGTTATTTACGTAACCACCTTCGCGCTTAATTAATTCATCAAGATATTTTTCAATGTTCATTTCGGTTTCCTTTAGGCAATAAAAAACCCCGCAAATGCGGGGTTTTTCTGATTTTTAGATTTTATGATACTTTTCGGAGACGAGATGCATGAATGGTGCTGCGCATATCACCCTTGAGAACTTCTCGCATACTTGGAGTTTTTGCACAAGCAGACAATACACACTGAGCTACCAATTCATTAACTTTTTGTTGTTTTGTTTCAGTTAATTGAACATGACTTAGCAATGAAATAACGTTCATAATTCCCACACCTATTTAGTAAGGTTTATTGACGTCGAAAGGCAAGCCAACGCTTACCTTCAAACTTAACTGTCAAACCAGCTTTATCTAATTCTGATTTAATGGATTCTGCTGCGTCATGCATTCGCTGTAAGAATGCTTGACTATAGTCCGTACGTGCGTAGATTTTAGTCGCACTACCAGAACAATCAGCATGCTGCAAGAATTTTTGAATAATAAAGATCAAATATTCTGCGTATTTCGAATCATATTCTGAATCAACTAAACTATCAAGCTCTGGGCTAATGTAGATATCAAAAATCTTTAACGTTAATTCACGTCCACGACGATGATAACCGACTTCAACAATAACATTTGGATGATCACAATCATCTTCACAAATACCAATGTAAGTGTTTAGACTTTCTCGCGTTAAATAATCCCCATAATCTTTACTTGCTTGAATGTGTTCGAAAAACTGTTCATTTAACTCAATTAATTCGTCATCAAGATTTAATGCTATACCGCGATCAATCCAGTGTCGTGCTGTTGTTTTTAATAATTCTTCGTCAAATGAAATGATATTCAATTTTATTCCTCTCTTATAAAGTAAAGACAAAAGAAGATAACAAATTATAAAAACAATATAAAGAAGACACTAATTGATACATTAGTATTAATAGACCGCCCGAAGGCGGCATTAACTGTTTTCGATATCTCTTTTAGCTTTCTTAACTTCTTTAAGTACTTCAATAATCGTCTTACCTTCCTGTTTGTTAATGAAGTTAAAGATCCAGCGGACTAAAGCCCAGCCAGGTAAACCACAAACAAAGAAGAATCCTCCAAGAGCAATCATCCCCCATATATCAGTAACCCATTCATGAAGCCCCCATTTCACGATAATGAATGAGCCGCCAGCGAGGCTTGATACAACCGTACAAATCAAGCCCACTGCCCACTCTTGTGGTGAGCGTGGCATACGTGTCATTAATACAACTGCTGCAACTAAAGCAACCGCTAACGTCACCATAATTGCTGCACCATAAAATTTTAAAATTGCTGTTAAACCGCTTGTTGAAACTGGTTCCATTTATATCTCCAGAAAATTTAGGCAATAAAAAAGCACCCGAATTGGGTGCTCAAAGTTCTTTTAAGATTTAAAGTGTTTGTAGAATTTTCCCTCCATTGATCAATTGAGTTGTAAGTGGTGCCACCCCAACAATTGCAGGTCCACCCGGCCCCGGCTGGCCTTCAGTTGTGCCATGGTATTGCCAGTTCCATGTTCCATCATTGGTGGACTTGGTACCGCGCTGGCCCCAACCTCCACCATCACCAGACAATGGAGATCCATATCGATCATTTTGGGTTCGGTAACCTTTACCGGGTACCGAAGCTTCGGCATCGGTTACTTTGACAACCATAAAGTCACCATTTAAGTACCAACGCCAGTCTTGTGAATCGTTAGTAATAGGTTGTCCGGTCATAACCCGACCAAAAGGTGCTCCAGCTCCACCGGGAATACCCTGAACTCCATACGATAATCCTGTATAAATACCGCTTGGTGTTGCTCCACCACCTGAGCCGCCTCGAGCCAGAGTTCCACCATCAATAATCAGGTTTAGTTTACTGTGCCGGTTTAATAAACCGGGTGCTCCCTGAAAACCGTCACGGCGGGTTTTAGTAAAGTTATAATCCGGATCGGTAGACCATGCACCAAATGCCAAATGTGGCAACCCGCCATCTCCACCACGTCCAACAACAGCACCTTTAATAGTCAAATTTACCACGAGATCAGGTGGGAACTCACCAGTATCAATAGCAGGTAATTCTGATGCAGCTGGAACGATATACTCTCGTTTTGCAGGACTAGAGTTATAGTCGAATTTATAGACAAATCTGGTTTCCGGTCGATAAGAACTTGAACTTGAAACTAGTGCACCTGCTTCAACTACAAAACTGATTTCTCCAGTCGTTGGCAAATCCCCTCTTTGCATCTGATATAAACGTGCCAGATTAATATCCAGCTGGTCATATCGAATGTAAATCGGTGAATCATCAACCGGCACATCAATAAAGTCCTTGTCATTGAGGTAATAACGTTCATCGTAATTAATTGCAGTAATGGTATTAGAGAACTGGTCAGCCGGTTCTCTTTTTGCAACCAGATAAGGCAGTGAGCCTTTGGTATCGTCATTAACTACGGTGTAGATAGTATTCACAAAGTCATCGGGACTAAGCTTTAAGGCCCCGTTCGGTAAACGCCCTAAAACTACTTTGTTCTTGGCTGAACCCGGCGTAACGGGAATCAGGTCCACGGTACCATCCCCCATTTGCAAATAAATCACATAACTCTTGCCTGCAATGAAATCGACATCATGGCTTAGGGTGAGAATTAAACCTTCTTGCTGTACCACCTCACCGCTTTGATGAATACCATTGCGATAATCAGCTACAGCGATCCGGTCACGTAAAACCAGTAATTCTGACTCAGGTGCCGCATCAAAGGTAATGGATTTGCGCTGGAAGCGAAGCTTGTTCCAAAGCCGGTACGCATTAAAATGAGCTTGCCACTTGTTACGCACACCTACAGATTTCACCTCTTTGGGGTTCTTGGCCCCTTTATCCGGTAGATAGATATTGATACGACTATCGTCGGCCGGATCCGTGTATTCATAGATCAGTCCATCGTAGTCATCCATCACGCCAAAGGTAAGATCATGCTTGTAACTATCAGGAATAATATTCCTGAAGTTAAATAGCATTACCGAGTTATCAGTTGGACGTTCAAAATAAAGCTTGAGCTTATTATTTTGACGATATGCAGTACAAAACACGGCATCACAAAGATTGGTGACCAGCTCTTCAAAAGACAGGTTTGTATCATCAATCGTAGTACAGAACTCAGCCGCAAGTGGTGTACCAAAATAATCAACTACATCGTTATAAGTCCGATAGATATTTTCCAGATCTATTTCGTCGATCGTACGGCGGCCTATCTTGTCATCCAGTGCCATTGAAACCAATGCATCAGCAAAGCTTGATGTTGGAAATAGCTCTGTCGTCATTGCGCCGTTTTTAAAAGTCGGTAACATCCGCTGAAGATCAAAATTGATCTTGCGGGACTTAACAGATAAAGCTCCAGTGGTTGCATAAGTGCGCGCACGAAAAACCGTTTCATGTTCATACACTGTGCTTTGCAAAGGATAAGCACCATAAAGCGCCTGCCACTTTACTTCATCTACTACCGTTGTAACCGCCGGTGTTGGTGTTAAACGACGTGCACGGACACTACAGCGACCTTGAAATGTCACCATATCCAGCGTTGCGCCAACGGTTTGACGCGACTTTGCCGAACCTTTCAAAATGATCTGCTTCAGCATCGGATTACCAATCGCTGCACCAGATTCATTTACCGGTGTTACTTCAACTTCAATCGTGACGTTAACAGCGGCCTGATTCCCACCTGAAGAAACGGTATAAAGTCCATTTGTGGCCACAAAATTACACAGCACCCGGCTACGTTCAACATTGTCCAGAATGAATGGACCAATCCATTTTTCACCTATTGAACTGATCTTTGGTGACAAAGCTGCAGTTTGTTGGTTATTTAACTCTTTAAGCTTTAACCAGTTAGCATTAACGGCCGCCGGATTTGATAACGTCATTCGATCATCTGCTACCGATAGAACGCTGTAAGTGCCGTTTAAATCATAAGTCTGGCCGTTAAACGTGAATGAGGCATTGGTGATTTCTACGCGGTCATTACTTACAAACTTAGTGGTTAAATCCGTATTGTTTGCAGATGCCCGAAGGATCTCGTTTGGATATGCAAAATGAAGGTAGTTCGTACCTTCTAAAGACTGTGTATCTGCTGGACGGAGAACTTGGCCATTAACAGAAGTTTGATGCTGAACCGTTAGTGGCGGCGTGGTAATTTCGGTACCAAGCGAAAAATATGGCTCACCTGAAACAATATCTACACCTGGTCGAAAGACTTCTACCGATGCGCCGGCAATATCAACAATGTTGGTTTCACCATCATATGCACCGTTAATTTTATAGTGACCACGACCAATACAACCAACAACATGCTCTACTTCGACATTGTTTTCATATACCTTGTAAGGCACAGTAATCAGATCAGGGGTATCGTGAGCGGCACCATAAATATCTGCGATACGACCATTTACGCGAGTTTTATTTTCACGGTTTGATAATTCGTTATTTGCAGACGAGGATTGATTGTTATTCTGGTTGGTTTGGGTAATTGAGGGCACAGGCATTAATAATGCAACAGCCACACCCATAACTATAGAAGCAACCGCTATCCAAGCTAGAGTTATGGGGTCTATACCCTTGGGATTCTCAATTACAATGAAAGTGCCTGGCAAGAAATCGAGCTGCTTTAATTCATATGCATTCTTCGGTGTGACTTCATTCGCAAATGAAATTTCGGCATGATCCATATTACTTGTTGTATGGAAAATACGGACATGTTCAGGCATATAATCATATTTTGAAGTAAGCCATTGACCCAAAGTTTCGGCGTGTTCAATTGTTTTGTCTTCGGATAAAGGGTCTTGTTTATAAATAATCTTAATCATAGAAACTCACACGATTAAATCCAAATGCTTGAACGACTTGAATTGGCATCCATGAAACGCCTGATTCCTGCAAATGCAAAATACGCCCCAAACGAAAAAGCCCCACATGTGGGGGCTTGTTTCGGTATCTCGAGTGAAAGGCGACTATGCAGCCTTCCTTGGGCATGGGCAGTGGATTTAAAAGTTTTAACCTTGATGGTAGAAATACCTTTTCTTTAATAGGCTTCATAAAAAATTCAAGTGCTTCCACCCGGTCTATTCCATATAGATCCAATGCAGCTTCATGAGCAAAATGAACACAGTTGTAGTTTTCCTCGTCATATTGTCTATCAAGCAAATGATCATGACTTTTCATATAGCCCCCTTGAGACCAGTAAAGCGGTCTAGTGCAAAGATATCTCCAGTTTTAGCGGTATTTAATCGTGGAGATTCAGCTTTGAACGTCACAGCTTTATGGTTCATGGCAACACTGGAGAGTTGCAGTCCAAGTAAATAAAACATTGGAGAGTTCAGATTGTCTGAACTGTAAATCCGGTAATTTACGGTTGGCTTTACATCTGGATATTGCCCTTCGATTACCCGTTCAAACTCATCTGGCATCACATCACCTAGACCAGAGATAGAAACGGTTAATGTCTGGTCCAGATCACCCAGCATTCCGGATCTTTGAATAGATGCTGGCAAAAATTCATAATAGACCTGACCGGATCCTTCCTTATGTTGTACATACACCCCACGATCATCATTACGAACTATTCGGTATATGTTCATAAAGGAAGGATGAGAAAGCTCAATACATTCCAGTTGATAAACATCGACTTTACGATTGAAAAAGAACTTGGCGTATTCGTTATCCATTAGACCTCCCAATCCTTAATCAAAGCTATATCGGCCGTAAGGTTAGGCTGGTTTTGAACAACTTCGAGCTGTGCATTTACCCGGTAAAGGTTGCCATTCACTTCATTGGTCTTGAACGAGTTCGGAATGAAATTGCATTGGTATTGCTGACGTGTTCCTTGGTCTATGACCAAATCCGCATAGAATGAAGCTGGCTTATTCTGATAGATCCGCCAGAAAGCCATCATTTTATTGAAATCGGTTTTACTTAAATTCCAGTTCACATCGACAATATGACTATTACGTTTTACATCGATGTAATAGCGACCACGTCCGCCATCCATCTGCTGACGTTTCACATCATCACCCGGTGTTACGCCATAGCCGCTGGTCTGAGGATTTAGCTTTAACTTGTACATAACTTTCCTTCAGGTAATAAAAAACCGACCATTTAAGGTCGGTTTTTTCAAATGTTGTAAATTAAATTAGTTCAAATAACTCAGAAATTCTTTTAGCTTCTTCAATACTAAAATTTGCAAGTTCGCGCGTAATCTTTATTTCCATTTTATAGTCAGCCCTAGTTCTTAATTTTTTTAAAGAATTGATCTTTGCATAAACTAGCTCTGCATTTATTTTAGTTTGTTCATTAGCATTTGAATCATAACTGAGAAGACTGCTATATAACCTTGCATGAACCCCACCTTTTTCTGAAGTTGGCTTCCACCTCAATCTATCTTCAAGATGATATTTTGCTTCATGAAATGTGAAGTAATAAGCTCTACCGATAACATTTCTTAATTGTAAATCTGGGTATGAGGTTTCAGCAGATGCTATTTCATTACAATATTCTAAAAGCTTATTATCCATTCAGAACCTCACTATAAGGAACGAATGTATATGAGATCTTGTTAAATGCAGTCAAAAGACCTTCTTTAAAACATAATTCAATAATTTCCTCGTTAATTTTCATGATCTCTTTTACAGGTTTATTTATATATATAAGTAATAAAAATTCTTCATCAATAAAGCTATAGTCATGGTTGAGTACTCTCGCATTATTCTTTAAAACGGTATTCTTGATAATAGAAGAGATCTTTTTGAAATCATTTTCACTTATATCTAGTCGATCATTGATATCAGCCAGTACAGTGTGATGATCAAAACTGTTATTAAACACAGCTTCACTATAAAATGATGAGTCCTTAGCCCATAACTCACCATTAAGTAAGAAAATAAGTCCAAGATCTCTTGGTAAGATTCCTTTGGAATCCATTTTTTGTAATTCAATTAGCTTTACAATTTTATCTGTTGTTTTACATACATTATCAAAATCAAAAGTATGATTAAAAATATAAATTGCATTCCTTAAACAACTAAAATTATTGGAATGTTTTAAAACATATAATGCTGCCTCATTTGCTTCACTTAAATTATTAGCATTTAACTCTATAAGCCCTTTCATAACATGCCAAAGATCCTTAGGTGCAGTCTGTTTACTACTATCAAGTAACCGCATACACCTTACATAATTAAACTCACTAAGGACTTCAAAAGGCTTGAAGCCGTTTATCAGCGAACCTAACTCATCCATTTTGGTTTTTGGAATTGGTGTTTTCATGTCTTAATAAAGATAAAAGATATATCTACAATCTTACTGAATTTATTTTATAAGATACATGAAATTAATCATTTCTCTCAGAATCATTCTAAGTATTACGAAGATTTTTGAATCTTAAAAAGTTTGAAAAAACCGCCCCCGAAGGCGGTTTTGTTCATTATCGATTCCGTCTTGCTGTCGTATTCTCAGTCAAAGACCGACTAATGGTTGAGTTTGGATTTGCGATTTGATCACTTACAAGCTTAGGTACCGTTCTTGGAAGCTGCTTATCCAGTTCATCTTTAACAATGATCCGGACTGTTTGCTCATCCAGTTGTTCGGCTTCAACTGTCGCCCCACTCACCTGATTAATCACTTCAATTTTGAAATTGATTGTCGGTGAAGCAGGCTCAATTGAAGGCATAATCTCAGCTTGAGGGCGTGAAGTACTTCCTAAAGTAAAGTCCTGAACATCATCCAGATTTGAGCGATCCTGAACTATACCATTGGATGAGAAGTAGACCTTGCCATCATGGAACAGGTCAGAATTTGCCGAAGAAGCTAACTTAGGTGTGTCTCTATTACCCTTATAGATAATCTGAGTATCTTGAACTGGTTGATTAAAGATGTCAGCCTGCTTTTGGCTTTCTATAAAGGCATTAGAACTCATCATTGCACGGCGCATGACACTATCTGCCGAGGCATTGTTATTGAGAAAAGCTTCAGGGTTTGCACTCTTACGCATTTTCTCAACTAAACCAACTCCGCCCCAGCGTTTAATATCCTCTTGGGACCATACCACCTCTCCTTTATGGACAATACCTGCAGGTTCATATTTTCTACCAGATCCAGTGTAACCACCATCTGAGAATCCAGCTATTGTTTGCCCAGCAATCAAACCAGCATTTGCATATCCCATAGCAAGCATGGCGGTTGAAGCCGCAATTTTTGCCCCAAAAAATGGGATCGTTGCATCAGCAGCTACTTGTGTAGCTGCCAAATGAGCAGAGATAATCGCAGAAGCAATAGCAAAGGATTGTTGAGCTATAAACATTGCCTTGAAAGAGCGTGAATTTTCACCACGCGCATCCTTAACAATTTGAGTTAAACCTCCCCATGTGCTTGAAGCAGATGAAATCATCTGACTGTATAATTGCAATTGACTGTCGTGATCTGCTTTTCTTGCATCAATCGCCTTCAGGTGGTACTCATTATCCATTTGCTGTCTTGCTTCTTTGAATACGCGCTCCGCCTCCAATCGTTCCTGATAACTAGCTTTTTCAGACTCCAAAACAGCTGCAAGATTATCTTTCAACTTTTGATAAGTTTGAGCGTAATCTTCATCCAATACTTGCATATTGGTTTGCTTGGGCTTGGTGTAGTTTGTCGATTTAAGAAACTGACTAGAGGTATCATACTGATCAATTGTTGGATTCCCCACACCATTACGAATAAAATCAGCCTGAAATGCACTCATCTTCCTTCTACGCTCTTCAAGATCAGTGATTTTTGATATTTCATCATACTCAAGCGCATAACGTTTTTTGATACGCTCCATTTCTCCCAGCATGAATTGCTCAGCCTGAAACAACCGCTGTTCCTGAGCAAGTTTTAGTAATCCTAACTCTTGCTGCTTTTGCAATTCCAGGCCATCTAAAGCAACCTTTCTTTGATCTTCAGAGAGTTTGCCTTCAGCAACTAATCGCAAAGAATTGATTTCATATGTGTACTCAAGCTTTTGCTTCTCAGTCCACTTATAACCATTTACTTCAAAATCAAATTGCTTCTGAGCTAACTTATCTTCAGCATCATAACGCTCATTAATTTTTGGGATTAAATTTGATTGACCTAAAATGGTTGCTTTGTTGATTTCCTCCTCACGTTTTTTGCTTCTAGCAACTGTTTCTGAATCATATGTTGCTTGGAGCTGCTTAATTTCCTCAAGAGTTTTTGCACGTGCCTTATATGCTTCATCTTCGAATTTCGAAAGATCACTAATTGCTTTTGAGGCTGCTTCGGGGTTATCCCCTAAAATTTTACTAAGCTGATTATAGTAAGAGTCTTGTTTGGCTAAATGCTGTGAAGCTTTAGCTTTGCCAAGCTTTTTCCCGTCATAGTCCCAGCCAACAAAATTTTTGGCAACAATTCTCTCTAAACTTCGATAGTCTAAATCGTCATTAAGAAGAGCTGCTTTAGATTTACTATAACTTTTATCGGTCATCGCCTCTTGCACAGCGTGTTTAGCCATTGCATCTAATGCATCTTGAGTTTGCTGGATTTTACCGTTTTTATCCAAGACTCCTTGCCCTTGTAAAGACTGCATTAATTTAGTTGAGCGACTTTTTTGCCATGATAAAAATCCAGTATTTGTATAACCATTATTTTCATCCTTATGGCTACCAAACATTGCCTCATTTCTAAAATCAGTCTCTCGTCCAACTTGAGCTGTCATTACACGAGCTTGTTTATCGCCTAAACCTGCATTTCGAAATGCCAGATACACTCGTAGCATATTTCTCACTCGCTCATCATTTCCAGCAAGTAGAACAGCTTGTTTGGCAGACTCTTTGGTTTGTTTTTCAACCTCTTTTGTTTGCTTTCTGCTAGATTCGGTAATACTTTCTTGTAAGTCCTTGGCTTCCTTCTGCTTCTTATACCAAGCCTCAAAAATTGCAGCTTCCTGACTAGTTAAACTTCTAGTCATCGGAATTTTATTGTCGGTATAAAACTCTGATGCCGCACGCGCCTTATCAAGACCCTTTTCGCCACCACCAAATGCCTTAGTGTTTTTTATAAGAAAATCATTTTTCAGAATATCTTTGTTGGCGTTGTCTCGTAACTTATTTAACTTTTCTTGTGCAGCGACTTGGTTATTTAATTCATTTGTTTCTCCTTGTTGAGCACCAAGTACAGTTTGATGTTGTTTTAGGTACTCATTACGTAAGTCGTTTTGTTTCTTCAGCTCAGCATTAGCCTGATTCAACGCAATTTTAGACTGATCCGTTTTAGTAGCATAATCCTGTAACCCCTTGATATTTTCAGCAGGAACTTTGGCAGTACTGTTGAACTTGTCCACAGCATCAGTTGCTGAAATTTGATTTAAAGAATATGCCTGGATTACCTTATTCAACGATTTAACTTGTTCTTCGCTACCACCATTTAACCGAATGAATTCCACTTGTGCTCGTAATGAATCAAGCATTTGTGTTTTCATGTCAGTGAAATTTTGAGTAGCAACTTTTGTTAAGTTGGTTTGAATAGTTAATTGCTTAATTGATTCGGCCGTTACCTCAACATGTTGTCCAGAAGTAGCATTTAAGAGTTTTAGAGCAGTATTACCCTGCTCAATCTTATTTTTTGATTCTGCTACTACACTAGAGAACTCAATAAGTTTATCAATTTGAGTCTGACTAAAACGACCAGATGAAATCATCTTTTTTAAGAGATCACCTGCATCGCTTGCACCTGTAGCAATAGACTTAATGGCATTTTGATAATCTTCATAATCACTGCCAGATAATTTAAATAATTCCTTTTGGATATAAGCAAAACGTTTGATAGCTCCACTAGCATCATCAATTGCATCATTTTGCTGCTCAATCTCTTTGCGTAACCGCACACCCTCTGTTAATGCTTGCACAGTATTTAACTTTATGTACTTATCTGTTAAATCACTAACCGAGTCAGATTGTGTTGCAAGAGACTCTTTGACTTCATCCGAACTGCTGCTTAGTAAATAGAAAGATGCGGCTGTTGCTGCAATTGCTAAACCCATTGGGCTAAAAATCGCCATAAGCGCTGACTTTGCTAAAGCTAAACGGCTAGTAGCAACAGATTGCGCTGTTAAGGCTGCTGATAATCTAGATGAAGCTGCAGACTGTGCTGTTTCCGCAGCAGCAACCTCTAACGCAACTTGAGCTTGTAATCGTCCAAGCTGAGCCATTCGTGTGATGGTAGCCGTGCGACCTTGTTCAGTGATTTGGGCTTTTAAACGAACTTTTTCGAGTTCTATTTCTGCCATGATCTGAGCATGAGTAGCTTTGATGTTCGTTAGTGTCACCTGTGTACTTTGTGCTTCGGCAAGCGCAGATTCCACTTCAGCTTTTGCTGCTGCAATATTTGCATTACGTTCAGCAATTGTGGCAAACACTTGTTTGGTTGACGCAGCAATGCTCGCTTGTACAGCAACCGTTTTTGTTAAAACGGCTTTTGTCATTAAGCCAATACCTATGGCAAATGCACTGTCTGCAATTAAATTCAAATTATTTGCTAATAACTGAATCGATCCTGATAAAGCCTGTGCTGCTCCGCTTCCTTTACCAGCCTCTCCTACAAATTTAGTAATTTCATTATTAAGTAGAGTTAATGATTGACCAATTGTAATGTCAGTTTTAGCAAAAAGAGCATCAACTTCATCTTGGACATTTTTAAGCGCTTTAACGATTTCTTGTGAAGTAATTTTTCCTTCAGCCGCAACTGAACGCAACTCTCCTACGGTGATCCCCATGCCTTGAGCAATAGCCTTTGCTAGAGCTGGTGTTTGTTCCATAACTGAGTTGAGTTCTTCACCACGTAATGTACCGCTTGCCAAAGCCTGCCCAAATTGTACTAAAGCTGCATCAGCAGCTTCTGCGCTTGCACCACTGATCGCAACTGCTTTTGATACTGTTTCAGTTAGTCGAGCAGTGTCATCCATTGTGAGGTTTAAAGTTTTGGCATTATCACTAAAACGCTGGTAGACCTGTAGAACAGAATCCCATGCTGAATAGGTTTTTTGAGCAATTCGGAAAGTGTCTTCCGTTGCTTTATTTAGTTCAACTTGATTGTTAGTGACTAACTTAAGGCGATTTTGTAATCCAGTATATGTATCCATCTTTGAAATGGCTGAACCTACTGTTAATAAACCAGCCATGTGTCCAGCTAAAGCTCTGGTGGCTACAGACAAGCTGTCCATAGACTTAGATGCAAATTCACCTTTACGCTCAATGCTATTGAGCTCATTGCCTAGATTACGCGCATTACGTTCAGCATTTTGCGAATCAATAACAATGACCAAACGGGATTCTTGTGCCATCTTTACTTTCCTCTAGGCAATAAAAAACCGCCAAAAGGCGGTCATTAATCAAAAATAAAAAACCTGATCTAAGTCAAATTTTTAACAAATCATTTTGAATTCATTTCAATTTTTCTTTACATGCTGGTGTTGCCAAAGATAAATCATCATCTTTTTTCATTTCATAACCACCACCAATTGCATAATTTAATTTCATAGAGTTGAGTGTTTCATTTTGCACTTTCCAGAAGCTGCCATCCTGTGAATAGAGTTTATCATTTGATTTTTTAACAGACATTACTCTCGCTGTTCCCATTCCATCCTGACAAATAACACCAGTTCCATCGGAATTTAACTTTAATGTTCCTACTAATCGATCATATTGCCCGGTCCAATAACCGCTATTCTGAACAGAGGTGGCTTGCACTTCAAAAAAATTAGCAGTAGACATACACCCTGCTAAACCTAATATTAAACCTAATAAAATAATCTTTTTCATATTCCCAAACCATTATCTTTGAGTAAAATTTAACATGTAGCGTGTTTATTCTCTAGTTTACTATTTTAGTATGAAAGCAACCAAACAAGCAGAATTAAACCTATCACCACGCAAGTCGCTGCAATAAAGAACCCTGAAACCGAACTCCTACATCCTTCAGTTTTTGAACTACTGCTAACAGGTGTTGCACTTATTTGGCTATTCGTCTTTTCATATTGAATAACTTGCTTCTTCTCGGGCTTTTTTAATGGAGGAGGAATCCCAATATGTTCTTCCTTTTTTTTCTTGCGTTCAGCCAAAAACTTATTATTTATAGCGTTCTTATTAATTTCTGGGATTTTTGTAATAGGCTTTTCCTCAATTTGAGGAGAAGTAATAGCTCCTTGTTTTACGTCTCCAGAATTTAAAAGGCTGCTTGTGAAATGTTGCACTGACTGATAATCATAACTGGGAAAAAGGTCAAGCCCTTGTTTAAAGTTCTCGAATCCACCATCTTTCTTTGCTCTTTTATAGTAGATTCTTAGCCTATCATCGTTACTGTCATTTTGGGGGTTCTCTAGCTTACCTACCTTATAAACATAAGCAATGTGATACAAAGCTTGTAAATGCTTACCTTCTCTTCTCAGTAAATTGCCCATTGTGATGTGCACAACCGCATCAAGCCCCAAAGTTTGCTTTTCAGTAAAATTACATTGTTTTGCGTGCTGAAAATAATTTATTTTTTGCTCATTAAGATGACGCCAAGCATCATCAAATCTCTTTTCTTTAATGGCTTGTTCTGCTTTGTGCTTATGTTCAGCGGCAGGCCCAAGATAGTCCTTAAGCATAAAAATACCCTCATATTTGGGGGTAATTTAGCAAACTGATCATTAAATGTCACATAAAGGAAAACCACCCGAAGGTGGTTTATTCACTAAAGATATCTTTATGCATTAATATCGTTTGCCTATTTTGCTTTTGTCTTTGCTGTCTAGCTTCATGGAGACTTTCATTAAATCCATTTCGCTCATAAAACTTAAGAACTTTTTCCTCATTTACAGCATCTAAAGTCAAAAATCTTATAGCCATATGTTGACCATACACTAGGCCTTCAATTAATTCCAAAATAAGCCTACCATACCCCTTGCCAGCAAAAGCTTTCTGAATAGCAAGTTTTGTAATCTTTACTGCAGGGAAATAAGTTACTTTAAATTCCCCATTTAAAGATAATTCATCAATTTCTGTTTGAGTGAGCACAATTTTATCAGCTGACAAGCTAAAATAGCCAATCAGTACATCGTTATGAAATACCAAAGTAGTTCGGGTTAAACCATAATTATGATAATCAAAAGCATCTTCAATCAAGAACGTATTGAGCTCTTCACGCTCACAACAAAAATCTTGATAAAGATGCTTTTCTACTGAATCTAAATTTCGTAACTCGACCTCAGAAATATTAATCTCTGTGGACAAATTGAAACCTCATAATTAATTTTTAAATGCGTTTTTTGCTATTTGAGCAAGCTGCTCAAGGCGTGATTTACGAGCTGGCGTAATTTTTTTCTGAGCTTCTTGAAGAATTTTTTGAGATGAATCAACACCAAAAGTTGGTGTTACCAACATTGCTGGAGCTTTCATAATAATTTCCAAAATAGAATAAGATAATCAGTTAAATAAAATTAACATTAATAGTAATCGTGCGATTCAACAATATTTCGTACGATATAATTTACTATTGAAAATATAATATTTCTTAATGACATTTATGTCAACTAGAAATTACATTCTTAAACACCTAGCCTTGAAATTTAAAATATTAAAATTCAACAACTTAACAAACTTGCTATTAAGGATTTTAGAAATACTATGCTAAAAGTGCGGTATATAGTTTATTTCTTAAAATATCCCGCACTTGATTAAGCTTTAAGGAATAAAGCTTTAAAACATTTTATTTTTTTGCCTTAAACTTCTTATGGCACTCATCCAGAAACAGGTTATCCAAAGCAAAAATACAGTCATTAAAAATATGAGCAGCCACGGGTAAATCATTATGCTCTGCATAGACATTGATTGCCTGCTGATCTAAAGATAACGGGATACCCTGCTCATACCGTCTGGATCTGGCAATAGTACTAAATGCCGAAAGAATAGAGTCGGCCGCATACGAATATTCTGGCGGATCCGGAATACGGCCACCTAAGAACTTGATTTGCTCGATTTCGTGCGGCGTTTTCGACGCATACGTTTTTTGGTATTTGTAGAGCTCGACGACTTTCCCAGAATTAAAGCCTTATCCTTGTCGGCTTCTTCCTGAATCCTCTGAGCCTGTTCTTTAATGAATAGCCAGATTGAAATACCAATATCACCAAGATTAAGAAGCTTTGAGGCATTCTCAGGTGTATATGGCTTTTCAGATTCAACCGTTTTACCGTCTACGATTTCGGCAAATACCACACCTTTCCAGTCTTCAATTAAGTGGGCAGCACACGCATCCATTAACAATTCATGGTAAAGCTTGGCATTTTCATCTTTGACCATCACATCATAGCCTTTGGATGAAATCTGATTTCCGGCTCGTTCAATTGCTACCTGAAAAGGTTTATAGGCGATACCACGGACTTTGAACTCTGCCTGTACTTCGCCATCAACCCCCTTGTATTCACACCATTTTGATACGTCCGAGCTTTTAATAATTCCGACTTTTAAAGCCATAACAACCTCTGAAATTTTAGAAATAAAAAAGCCCATGGGATTCCATAGGCTTTGTTACTGAATAAGTTGATTACACAAGAGCACGTACAATTGTTGGCGCTGTACGAACTTGGGCAAAGTTGATATCTACAGTAATGATGTCATCACCACCACCATCCGGGTGATTGGCTTCCATGACTTCCAATTGCGGGAAGTTGAACGAATATTTACTTCCTTTGCTGTCTCTGATGTCGAAGGTCAGTGTAAACACATCACGGGTTTTGATTGCATCAATCCAACCAGCAGCTGTGGCCGAGAACATGAATGAAGCATTCGCTTCGATATCCATCATCTTCTCTAAATAAAACTCTGGAGTGTATTTACCAGATCCGATACAACGGATCGCTTCCAGATTATTACTAAAGTTGATGGTAAGTGTCTGCAGACAAGCTTTACCCTGAATTGATTGACCATTAATAAGTAGTTTTTCAACGTTTGGCATACTCACCAGTGGGCGAGTCGATGCTGGAATAGGATTGGTAACAGGATTGACCTGCTGTCGTGTAAATGAGCTACCGACTAAACCAAAGTTACCAGTGATTTTCCCCGTGGTCTGGATTGTCATTTCACCTGTATTCACTTGAATACCACGATAAATAAAGACTTGACCAATATCTTCAAAGACTTTTACCAAGGTAAGAGACTTACGGACTCCACCACCAAAACTTAAAGCGTTACCCGCCCAATTATTGAAGGCTAAAGCACTTAGGAATAGATCAAATGTTCCAAGTGATAATTCAAACTCTAACTGACCTGCTACTTCTGCTTCAGTAACTACCCCACCTTGGCGAAAACGTGAATCAACCACTTCACTGCTTTCTTCAGTAGAAACATTTTCAGATAAACCATCACTTACACGGCGAACTGTGTACCAGATCGGGTTTGCTGGAGTTGTTCCTAAAACTGCTTCTTCACAAGCATATAATCGAATTTTTGCGCCTGAACTCATTTATGGTTCTCCAAAATTTAGGCAATAAAAAACCCGCTTTTTACGCGGGTTATTAAAGTGTTTCGTCTGTGTCTGAGATTTCTGGCGGTTCCACGCCATTCATGGCTGCAGCAACTGCCTGAGATAAGTTAGTAGGCTGGAAATCCACTGGTGTTTCACTCAAAGTTTCTTCAACCTCAGGTTCTGGTTCAGGTTCTTCATGCAGACGGATATCAATCCAGCGGCCTTCTGGAATGTCCATTGGGTTCTCGTGATCTGCCACAACAGCAGCAAGTTCAAAATCAAACTTACGCTTGTAAGTTTTAATTGAGATGTCACCATTTTCTAGGGTGTCATACACTACTGCAACGATTGTGTTGCCGTTTGCGTCTTTAGGTACTTCGATATACCAACCTTCTTGAGCAAAGCCTAAAGAGCCTTTAAGTAAATAATCGCCTACATCAACTTTCTTAAATTCGATTGGTTGCTTTTCTGCATCACTATTAAGTTCAATATGATCATTAAATAACTTCACTACTGGTGATGCCGATTTTAAGAACCCATTTGCATCGACTGATGTATTAAAGCTGGTTTTAATGTGTCCCCATGTAGTCCAGACATCATTTCCTGCCCCATATCGGTAGGAAAGCTGTCCACCCAATACTGCCTTAAAAATCTGCCATGAATACGTTCCATATGAGTTTGATCCCAAATACGACATTAAAGAACCATATCGGCTAGGCATATTAAGTGGGTTATTTGTATTCCCCGCTTGCCAGTCGCCACTTGATAGGAAAGTGAACTTGTTATCACCTAATACAGCTATCCATTGTGGAACCGACACCTTGTCATATAGCTCGCTAATTTTACTTCCAAAAAATCCAGAAGTCCCTATATCACCTAAACCAAGAACTAAACGAGCACCTGCTGTAGAAGAAGCACCCGTTCCACCTTGCGCAACTGAAAGTGGAGTAGCTAAACCTTTCATTTCAGTAATGTCAGTATTTACACCTTTTTTAGCAGCACCAAGATTATTTCGCGCTTCTGCTGCAGTGGTTGCCCCAGTACCACCTTGAGAGACTGCAGCAGTACCTTGGACCTGCGAAAAGTTTGGTGCCAGATTAGGAATGCCTGAAGCGAATGGCAGCATGAATTGCCGTTTTCCCTGAGCCGAGTTATACGGGAATGGCCGGTGATCCCAACTAAATTTAAAAACAAGATTTGCCATTATGCTGTTACCCCGTCAATCACTTGGAAAGTCAAAGTTTCAGTGTGCTGCGTAGTACCACTAACTACAGCTTTAATATCCATCTGACACAGCCCTAAAGGCCAAGTTGCAGTGCTTGCACTAGATTTAATATTCAGCCATCCCTTCTGTGTACTTTGATTTAATGCAGCACAAGTCAAGGTAGCTACAGCTGCTCCATCAGCCAAAGCTTTAATCTGTGAAGTAAAGGTGTAACCGGTTAGATCAATTGCACGGCGAACATCATCCGGTGGATACTGCAGGGTTTCATCCATATCAACCAGCTGCAAGTTCAAGTTGAATGTGTCACCACGCTTAAAAACAAAATTGCTCATAAGTGATTCCTATAGACATAAAAAAACCACCGATGAGGTGGTAGTAGAAAGACGTAAAAAACTGCTTCTTAGCGGTCATTTAATTAAAGTAATTTAAGGTTTGTAATCTAAATCAACACTTACTCCAGTAACAACGTTATGTTTAGGCCCTCCGAGACAATCAACATTAGCCAAGCGTATATTCACATCGGAAACACATAGCTTATTTTCGCTTTGCCACTTCTTCAGTTCAACAGCCATAACATCTTCAAGATGTCTTTCCAGCTCTTGCCGTTTAATTTCGATTTCTTCTAAAGTCAGCATACATGACATATCAATTCACCTTGTACCCAATGCTCACATTATACTGAATGAAATCAGCATCTTTACCCGCATAGATGGATTGACCATTCAAACATTCTAAGTGTTCGATTGTGAAATATTCAAAATGGGCAAGTAATGCATCACTCAATTTTGTGATTTCAATTATTCCTGAATTGGGACGTGCAAAGCATTGAATCATGATATTACCGGTACGGCGAGTACATGGCTTATCTGCAATGCCAGAAGTAAAACTGGGACCACCTGCAATCGTTAAGCAGCACCAAACACCATCTTTAGGTACATTAAAGCCTGGTAAATTTGGATACTGGATTCTGTCTTGCGTAATACCGGTAAAAGCTTGCATACGATCGATAATAGCTTGCCTTGTCTGCTCTAAAGTCATTGCCATTTTAGCCGCCATACTTCTGAGAAATAAAGGTAAAGGTGGTGTTGTAAATTCCTTGTGGTGCTTGATCAGACCACCCATTTTCTAAGCGCTCTGCATAAGGCTGGTTGTTCTGGATATAAACTAAATTGCCCAACTTAAACTTCACGGCTTGAATAGCTGCATCCTGAATAGCATTTGTTTCAGGTCCACGTATGCCATAGTCACCAGATCCAACCGAAACCATATGTGAAGCACGGTATGCACCAGTATCGACGGGACTTAAATTAACTAAAGATTGCACAGTATCCATAACAATATGCTTCACATGGTCTTCTGCTGCTTTAGACACATCAAGACTAAAACTAGACGGCTTTTTCCCCTTCCATCCCATTGCTCACCTCGCTTGCTTCGTACATTTCGAAAAGTTCTTGAGCGATTGCCTGAATTGAATAAGCTTCAAATTCCACACTAGGCTCTCGTTCACCCATTCTCCGTTTTACTATTTGCCAGATATGAACAGCTTCATGTAAAAGCAATCCATAAACTTGAATTCGGTCTTTATCCGCCGTATCACCAATTTGGACGATTGCATATGCACCATCAGAAAAAGTACTAACTTGCGCATCCGCTCCCATATCCAAAAATTGATCGGCCTTATCCATATCTTCAAATAACAAATCCATGTGTAGTTGATTTCGAGCAAGCGTGTACTGCACATGTTGAAAAGGCGAGATATACCATTCAGGAACATAATCAGGATTAACCATTTTAGCCCCTACACTTTTCGAAGCTGACATTTCCAGATTGTACTGGCTGGATCTTGTTGAATATGGATAACTCGAAATGAACCTAAAGCTGTTAGCCATTCATCATCAATTTTAGGTGTCATGGATACTTCATTTTGCAGCAAGGTCGCCTTCTTATCCGTTGCTAATACTCCAAGCGTCTGAATCTCATATTGACTGTATGAGCCAAACAGAACGCCTCGGCCGGAATAGTTTTCTTTAACTTCAACATATGTTTCAGTTTTAGGATCCCAATTAGTTTTTGAGATCCGCTCACAAGTAAATGAATGAACGGCGTCAGCCAAATCATCATTAAATGCTTCAGCAATGTCTGCCTGAATTTCGTCACGTAAGCCCATATCAAGCCCTGTAAAGTGGTATGCCAAAGCCATTAAAACTTGCATTTGGATCTTTCAAATCAAGTGAATCAATAAAATCAATTGCTATCTGTTCAAAGCTAGAAATTGCTTCAGATCCATCTTGGTATTCTTTTTCTGACTCTACAGAATCAGCTTTAACTTTCTTGCGCTTCAGCTGCTGATCTTTGCCGTTATAAATTACCTTGGCCAGAATTCCTTTGATAATTTCACAAGCTGCATCCTTAAGAAGTGGGTCAATAGGATCTGGTACAAAACCTATTCTGTTTTTCATCCAGACATTTGCCAGTTTAACCAGACGAGCTTTATCACTGTCTGGTGCAAAATCGCTGCCCAAAATTGAATTTGCGTCATCTACAGTAATAAAGCTCATTGCATTATTCCTTAGGGATTAATTTAAGAAGTTCTGCTTTTGTTGCTGACGGCTTGTAACCAATATTTTTACTAGCCAAATACTCTTTTAATTGATCATTTGACCAGTTTTCAAAATCATTAGCTGCCGTTTCTGTAGCTGGGTTTTCTGCCGATTTTCCAGCTTCCAATTCAACAATACGTGCTTGCATTGCGGGAATATCGTTTTTAAAAGCTTCAAATTCAGTTTTTATACCGACCACTTGAGCTTCAGCATCTTTGAGAGCTTTATCTGCTAAGACTGCTGCATCTTTTAATCGTGAATTCTCAGATAACAACTCTGACTGGTTGCCGCCGGCCTGCTCTAAGATGGCAATTTTCTGCTTAAGCTGAGTGTTTTCTTCAACTACCTTTTCACACTCAGCTTTTGCATCATCAATCACAGTTTGAAGTTCAGGGGTGACTCCTACCTCGACATTTACCGTGGCCAAAGTCGTTTTTTGTGGCTCTTCCAACTTACGAACTTCAACTGGAACTTCTAAAGATTCGTAATCCTTTTGAATCTTTGGATAATTACCGTAAATAATTACCTCTTTTGCTTTCAAATTTGGGTTTTCATAATAGTCAGGGTTAGCAATAATGCCCGTCTCTAATGCAGCAGCTGCTGCAATGCGTGTATAGATAATCTTCATGGCGCTTTTCTCTTAATAATAAAAAGAGGGCTTATTAGCCCCCTTAGGTTTTAATTTTTAGGTTTTAACCAGTTGTCGCTGTACCTGATAAATCAAGTAAGGTACCTGCTGTCATTTTGTTGCTGGTTGCATATTTAATCCAGTTAGCGCTTGAACCAAGTAATGTAAGGTCAGGATTTTCACCTTTCGATGTATCCCAACTATAACCAAGAATATCTAGGTTAAATGCACCTTCAGCACGCATACCGATTGCTAAGTTTTCTTCATCATTGATGTCATAAGCTCGGAAGCCCGGTACTTGTGATTCAGTTACTGTTACAGCACCATACTGCAAGCCAAAAGCATCGTTATCACCTACAGCATCCGTCACCAATACCGGCTTTCCTAAGGTTCCTGGTAAACCACCATAGATAACGATTTCAGATTCACCGTAAATTTGCTTAGTGATAGCATCATCGACAATATCGAAATATGTATCTGAGTTCATCACCCATAAGCCAATTCGGCCAAACTTATCACCAAACTTTCGCATACCACGAGTTAATGCTTTGCGGCCATCAACAACGATACTTCCTTTCGCAACCATATCGGGATTACTAGAAATAGCAGCTTTTAAAGAAGCTAAACTGTACTCTAATCGGCCTGCAACCAATGCATCTGCAAGATCGTAACCAACAACCATAGCAAATTCTTCTGGTGTACGAGCACGGCGCTTAAATGCCTCTTCAGTTGATGCATAAGGACCATATTTATATGGAATTTTTACACCTACAGACTCACCTGCACCGATTTTTTCCGGAGTTACTTTTGCATTGGAGTTCACATCGCGATGTTTAATGCTACCACCAACTTTGTAGAATGCATTTTTATTGAAGTCACCTTGAATGATTTCATTACGATAAATAATCGCACCATTGGAAGCTTCATTAAAAACATTCAAATTGTCTTGTAATCGTTCTAAATAGGCTGTTTGAGCCAGTTGGTTGTAGATGATCATGTCGGAATTAACTGTCGTAGTCATAACTACTTATCTCCAAATATTTAATGATTAGTTCGGTAGTTTTAGGAAGGCATCATTGCCATGTTCTTTGATGTAATCTGCTTTCTGAGAAACAGACATTTCACTGCGTTTCATTCCAGTAGGTGCTCCACCTTTGCCCCCACCTTGAAAACCACCACCAGTTCCTTTACCACCTTTAAGAATTAAGTCTTTATGCTGGTATCCACCAACCAATGACTCTAAAGCTTCATCAACATTTGCAAGTTCACCCGGGCGGACACGTGAATAAATCTTTTCGCCGTTCGGATCATATGCAACCACCTTGCCTTCTTCGATTTTGAAGTGATGACCAAAGGTTGCCTGAACCATGTCCACAGGTACTGCAATGTTGTCTTGAATGTACTTAGAACGAGCAAAACCACCGCCGATAAGTTCTTTATGTAAAGAGGCTTCTAGAGCATCACGTTGCGCAACAATCGGGGCATATTTTTCCTCAACTGCTTTGATAGCTTCAGCTTTAACTTTCTCAACTTCACCGGCATCCACCAGCTTTTTATCATCGAGATTTTGGATTGTTTGTAATGCCTTTTTAGCTGCCGCTGGGTCTTCAATTCCTTCAAAAGCTTTTAATGCTTTTTCGGCTGCTTCTTTGGCTTCACGATGTGTTTTAGCTTCATTGTTTAAGCGTGCAATTGTTGCTACCGAGTGTGGTGCATCATGTGGCATTTCTTTGCCGTCATCATGAATATAGATCGGCTTATCACCGTCTACTTCCGCATAAACTTTACCGTCGATTGTTACTGTTTTAAGTTTCATTGGTCATCCAACCTATATATACAAAATGGGCATCCGCCCGGATTCGCCGTTAGCATCCGCTTTCGGCAGGCAATAAAAAAGCGCCCTTTAGGACGCTTCATTTCTATAAATGATTATTTACTTAAAGCTTGGCGTACAAATGCATCTTTTGCTTCAAGTAGCTTTCTTAATCCTGTGGATTTTTCAGGCCCGTCAGGAAGTTGCTCATCCATTTGCCGAGCTAAATCACCAATTGGCTTACTAACTTGCTGCAAATGTTCAGGTAAATGTTCATATTGGAAATATTGGATAATAGGGCTTGGCATTTTCTTCTCGCAAAAAAAGCACCCGAAGGTGCTATGGTTAAAAATTAAGTTCTATTTGATGAGTGCAATTGCTTTTAATCTTTCAAAAGTAAAACCATAAATTGCCATGGCTTGAAACCTTAATTTGAAGAAATGGCACCAGAATTCATTTTGTGCTCAGAATATATTGAGCATCTGACATATTGATTTGCTTTTCAGGCATTTGTAGTGCCTTTCGCTACGTTTCCTTTGCACTCCAAACCTTTTGTCTAGGTTCATCACCAACTAAGCGGATGCCTTGAGGACCACCTACATCAAATGTTGCCGTGATAGTCGCTGGACCCTCAAAAACACTACAATTCATTTTTACAGCGGTTAATCCAGCTAATGGAATACCTGTTTCCTCGTCACAAAGAGCAAGATGAGAAGATTTATCTGAAACTCTTTTAAGTACCAAATGTCTAACTTTTGATTCACTCATAAGCCAAACTCCATAAATGACAAAAGCGCTGTTTGGGCGCTTTTATAGGTGAAAATTGTGTCTTAAGTGAGTTTAGAATTACCTGTAATCGGCAATAATTACTCACAGTTAAATCCAGTTCCAACAAGGTCTTTTTTCAAATTTGAAACGAGATTTTGTTGTTCCTGCTGTTGTCCACTAAGATAATTTTTATCTAGAGTCTCTGCACCATCAATAGATTTATAAAGCTCTTTAGATTCCTCTAAATTGTCTTTTAAAAACGTGGTGAGGTTTAGTTTCGCCTGGGCAGCTCTACATAAATTATTTTTAGCTTCTAAACCTTGAGTAGCCTGTTTTACTTGACCAGTTGCAGGATCAAAAGAATATGCATTTGCCATTGCTGACTCCAAAGCTTCAGACAATCGATCATATTCTTTAAGATATTTTTGACTTGGTTCAGCTAAACAAGTGATGGAAATTAGGGTTAGACATACAAAAGCTATTGTTTTCATATTGTATAAATTCTGATGTTTTAAAAAATATAACATAAGAAAAATTACAGACCCAACTTTTTAAAAGCTTTTTCATCCAACTTTCTCAAATCATCTAAGCTATAGAAACGGCCTTCAGGATCAAAGAACTTATCAAAATCAAATTTCCCATCTTTATAGAGCTTAAAGCGCTTTGGCCCTAGCCACTCCCTTTGAAAGAAATCATCTGTTTTCTTAAAGAACTCTTTGAATGTGGTGTTTGCATCTAACTGTCCTATTAACTGGCTTCGCTCTTCTTTGGGGATGTCTTTAACTCTACGTTCGTCCATTACAAATGGCCGTTCACCGATAAGTTGACCATCTTTTTTAACTGGTACTAGTTCGCTGCGACAATTAGGATGCAACGGCGGTACACGTTTTGCCGGATCATCAATCCTCCAGACAGTACCGTCTAAATGAGCACAAAGCTTAGATGTTCTTCCATCCAATACACTAATAAAACGAACATACTCAAAACCTAACTGTTTGAAAGTATCTAAATACGTTTGATTAGCAACATGACTACGAACTGTTCTTACGGTACGTTCAATATCCGTCTTAGAGCTACTTAAAAGCCCATCCTCATAATTAAGGCGCTTGGTGCCGCGAATACGCTGAACTATTTCCTGATTTGTTTTACCTGAGTTAATGCCATCCCGAATTGCATATTCAACTTTTTGGCGTGCAGTCTCAGCAATCTTGGAAAGAAGATCATCAACTAATGCTCCACCTACTAAGGGTACTTTTTTAGCTGCTGCATATACCTTTTCACCATTTGGCTTTTCGATCTTGCCTCCATATAGCTTCGCCGTGTAATTAGCTTCATAAACTGCCAAGGCAGTAGCAGAAACAGCGAAAGCTTCAGGTAATGCAGTGTTTATTGCAGTAAACCACTGGGAGATTAGATCACGAACTTCCTTCAGATTTGACGTTGTGTACTGTCCACTTGCTAGAGCCATCTTTTCAGAATCATTTAATTCATCAAGCAAATCCCGAAGCTTTGCCAACATTAATATTGACTCATCATTAAAGATTTTTAGTAGCTCATTAACAGATTGAGAAGACACCCGATATAAGTACGCCTGATGTTGGGTAAGTACTTCAATCAATGATTTATCTTCTTTTGAAGCCATACATCACCTCTACAAAGGAGTGTTATCTCGCTCTATTTCTACCCGCTTCACTTCTTCCTGATAGTCGTGAGCTGGTAATTTACCTGTCATTAGGTATTCCCAATATGTGCGGAAAGAGTTTTTCCCTGAAATAGCACCCTCATAAAGCTGTTTTGCAAGATTAATATCCGTGACCTGCACAATAAACTCAGGTTCAACCGTAAATGAATATTTTGTCGAATCCAGCTTTAACCACTGCGCTGCATACTTAATGGCTTGTTCAATTGCTGCAGCTGCACACATCACGATACTGTGAAGACTTGCCTGCTGGTCATCCTGACGTGCACGGCGTGCCTCACCTGATTCTTGTGTATTGGTATCAACTACTTTAGCCCCAGCTTCTAATGCTGAATTCTTTTGCGCATCCATTTCCTTTTTAGTGAGTTCAATGCCGTTACCTGAAATTTCCAAATAACCACATTGTGAATTTAGAGGAAGACTCCAGACAGCCATAACACCAGTAACGCTAATATCATCATCATCGTCATCATCAAGGCCACTAATCCAAGGTTGCGGATGGGCCGTATGGTGAAGAGACTGGTAATAATCTGCACTGAGCTGGTAATACTTCAGAGCAGCCTTGGCCATTGTCAAAAGCGGTATGGTACCTACATCCGGAGAATTACTAGTGGCACCGCAGAAAACAAATGGTGTGAAAGAAAGTTGATTACCGCCGAGATCGGGAGTTTTATCCTCCACATTTGAACCATCGAACAATCGGACCGCTAATGCTCCATCATCCATAGATAGAACGCGGTGAACCGTTTTAGTTTCGTGCCCGAATTCATCTTCACTATTATCAAATTGCTCCTCGAGCACTAACAGTTTTAGATCTTTACGACCACCGATACTGTTTTCCTTCCAGTTGATAATAGATAACGCATCATATAAGGCGAAATATGGCACTCCGTTAGCATCAACATCGACAAGCAGACCACAGCGCCCAAACTCTAGCAACTCTGAACAAATGCGAATAAAGAGCTGTTTAAGCCCAAAACCGTCATTTGTTGCATTCTCTATCAATCCTTTAAGTAGAGAACTTTCAATCACTATATTCGGCTCAAGCTTTGAAACTAACCCGATCATTGTGCGTAATGCGTCCTGAACCCATAGCGGATACTGAGCTCGACTTAGATAGGCCTTATAAATCTCTCCAGTCGTATCACCTTGCTTTTCAGCCTCAATCATTCCGGCCGATTTAGCTAGGTACTTTGTATGTGCCTGTTTGATCTGCTCTTCACCAGCAACGGCGTCACGCATAATCAACCAGCTTTTTTGTGCAGCAATATACTGCGGATGTTTATCAGTAACTGCCATAAAAACACCAATAAAAAAGCACCTAAAAAGGTGCGTTGTTTAAGACATCCCTCGAATCCTACGAACTCCAACGGATTTTTTGTCGATCGGGAATAAATAAGCGATTGGATATGTACCAGCATCATTCATATGGTCAAACCCGGCAGTTTTATCCGGTTGCCCATAATCATCATAGATTTGTCGCTCTAAGCATTTAGCAAAGTGAGGACATTTATCAACATTCACAAACAATCTGCGCTCAGACAATGTATTGCAGAGCATACCGTTCATAGAGTTAATACGATCTTTAACTGCTGGGTTTCTACTGTTCACATGGACTTTAAAACCAGCCTTTCTAAGTAACGCCAGATCCGTTTCACTAGCATTGCTCGACTTCCGGTTCTCACCAGAAGCATCGGGATAAACTGCAACCTCATGGTCAGGATATCGTTCTTGGATAGCCTCAATCATTGCCGGAGTATCGAACAGATTTACGAACTCATCGACCGCATGCATATGTTCACCACGGCGTATATACACAACAGCAGCCATCTTGGTAACGTTAAAGTCCATCCCAATATGAAGCACATCATTTGGCTTAACTGTTTCAGTTGATGCGTTCAGCAACCGGTTAAAACAGTAGTAGATAACGCCCTGATAGCTCTCAAAGCTTGCTTCATATTCCTGACTAAAAGTCTTAGGATCCATTTTGCGCTTAGCAACAATGATTTCAGACTCAGGAATATTTCCACCCTGAAGGGATGTATAGGAAAAGCTTTTACAATCTGGTTCATGACCGGGCTGACCATCCATGAATGTGTCATAACAATGGTTAAAGCCTTTAGGTGTGCCAATACGTAAAACATGGCCACCGACTCGCTGCTCGCCATTCACCATATACTTACAAGTAGAAAGCATCGGGCGAAGTACTTCTTCCCATGCAGCCCATTTACAGTCAGCCCATTCATCAATAATTAAGAAAAATAAACCAGATCCACGAAGGTCATCATAATTATCTAGACCTACAACACGGATGATATGCCCACTTCTTAAGGTAATTGAACATTCAGTTTCATTCGGCTTTCCAGCTCGCCAAGATGCCGGAATTGCCTGTTTTAATCGCTTCCAGAAAACCCGTTTAGCTTGCTTAAATGTAGGCGCGGCATACCAGATCTCATCCTCAACAGAAACATTCCATTTAGCCGCTAGTCTTGCGGCTCTTCGCATTTCCGCTTTGGCCAAGAATGTTTTACCGAAACGTCGGCCACAAACGGCATCACGAAACCGGGCTTCTTTTTGCCAGCCCCATAAATAAATATTGGCTTGCTTAGGAGTTAATTGAACTGAACCTTCTGGAGGATTAAAGAATTGGCTCATTTGGTATCTCCTCATCAGGATTCAGCACAAGCTTGTAATCCTCTTCAGGTGGACGATACTCAGGGGGATTCACTTCACGCTGTAACTTCTGAAGTTCAAGCTTTTTAATCTCAAGTTCTACTTCAGCTTTGGTTTGGTTCGCTTCAGGATTACCACCTTTATTATTTTGTTCCCCCTTCTTGTCATAAAACCCTTTCATGATCTTTTGTATTTGGTCCACGATCTTAATTGTCATGGTCACATTGTTTTTTTTAGCCCAAAGTAAATCACTTAAAATCTTCAACTGAACAATGTCATTTGCTCCACTAATTTTATTTAGTGGCTGACTCAAATACTCTTCCCGAGTTTTTTCAAAAAATTCTTTGAGCTCCTTACTTAAGTCTCTACCTGCAAACTTTGTAGGGTCATAAGACTCTACCTGCTGTCTCGAAACATCAATGTCAAATTCTTCCTTGACGAGACTTACTGTTTCTTGGGGGGTATTAAATACAGCAAGCGATTGTACAATAAAGAGTTTCTGCTTCTTGTTTAATGTCGCCATTTCTCTCTATCCGTCAAGGTACGTCAAGGAAACATGGCAAAAAAAATGAGCCAGAAGGCTCAACTTATTAAACATGTCCCGCAGCACTTTGAAATATTCACATCTGATACAAACGGCGCTTGCTTCGCCACTTCAATTAGTCGCTTCACGCTTTCGTCCGCTCCCCATCTTTTAACTACGCCAACAAATTCTTCAACATCATGGCCTGCTAAATAGTGTTTAGGCAAACCAGTCATTTCACTGATTAACGGATCACCATCCTCATCACGTTCAACACCTATGTGATAAAGCTCATGCTCTATCAATGCACAGAAATCACGATCAGTCGCCTGATCGCAATAACTTGCATCAATTGTGATGAGGTACACAGGCACATAGCCAAACCAATCGCGCATTTGCTGCTCTTGACGAGCTTTTTTCCACCCGCCCTGATTAAACATAACTTTTTCACATTGGCCTAAAACCATACGCTTTTTAGCCATACAAGCCGATGATGCCCAAGCAAAAGCCAAGAACTCCTCATTGTCATGTATTAGTTCAGCAATATGGTCATGGTCAGGGTTATGCAAAGGTCCACCAATAGTTAAGTAATTAGCAACAACCCATTTTTTTAGATCTGGTGCTGGTGTTAGTCTAATTGCTTCTTCTTCATCTGCTTGATCAATAAAATCAGTCGGTGGAAATGGTCTTATTTGCTCCATCTTCAATTCTCGCTAATTCACTTTTTATCCAGTTGATGACATATCCCGACAAAATAGAATCTGGATGAAAGCGCTCTATTTTATAACCCATCTCTTCAGCTTGATCATATCGATCAAGACTCCATGCTTTATTTGCCAGCTTTCCACCACGTCCACCAGACCAGGGCCCACCCTCAATTTCAATGAGCAAACGCAATTTCACAATATGAAAATCAAAGCGCCAGTGTTTGGTATGGATCGGCTGAAACTTACTTTCAAAACCAATGGCCAACTCGATTAATTCTTCTTTTAGAGTTGCTTCGGCCTCTAAATAGTTTTGCTTGGCTTTTGGTAATGGTGTGCTCTTTGGCTTGGGTTTTCTTTCTTTTTTCCTGGTGAGCATATAGTACTTTTTAGGATCCATCGCACCACCAATATTTATAAGAAGCCCTCTGGCTTATTGTTGAGACGAGCAATTAATTTACTTTGCTTTTCAATGGCCAAAAAAAAATCGCTCATCTATGTGAGCGATCTGTTCTGCTGTTAAGTCTTTTGTATTGCAGCTTCCTAAATGATTTAACTCTACTTGGAGCTGTCTAATCTCATGCGTAATTTTTTGAAATTCAGTCATACATACTCCAAAAACAAAAAGCCCCGCCAATAACTAGTATGTAGCGGGGCCATTTGCGCCGTAATCCGTCCGGCAAGTAAACTCGCAAAGCGTCCTAAGCGAGTGGGGTTTTAAAATCAAAAAACCCGTTCCTAAATTAGAAACGGGTCACAAAAACAAAAACTTTCAGCGCAGTATTTGTGATACATCATACAAATTAGAATATGTATTTACAATATACTTTAAGCTTATTTTTTAGATGCTCTCAAAATATCCAAAACTCGCTCAGACATTTCGTGCAAGTTGGATCCTATTGGAAGCCAAAAATGATAATTAATGTTGTCGCGGTTAAAAACTTGCTTGTAGTACTCAGTTTTAAAAGATGGGTCAATATCAGAAGCTTTAAGCAATCTTCCTTCTTTTTCTAAGGTTTGGCCATCTAACTCACCACCAACACAAATATTCATTTTAAGCACCAGTTTTTAATTAGACTGGACTATAACATAAACAAAAACCTCCCGAAGGAGGTCTAAATCTAATGAAAACTATTTTGAGAAGGCTTTCTCGACATCTGCAATGTTAATGTTCATTCCGGGTTTTCGAGAAACCACTTCCAGAAACTCAGGCGAAAAGTCTTCAACTACTCTTTGCCCATGTTCATTCATACCTTCACATGTAGCCCACTGCTTTGTAACTTCAATAACTTTAAAGTTAAATGGATAATTTGAGTGCTTCACAACATCACCACGACGCATCATAGACATATACAAACCTCATTAAAAATCAATAAAAGAAGCTTGATAATGCGGCATGTTAATTGGAAATGCAACGACTTGATTTAATATAAGTCATTGTATTCTCGATAGTTAATTATATTTTATCTTTCCACACTTTCTACATTCTTTCTGATTGAACATGTCGGATTCATATTCCCAAACATGTATGCAAAAGACCTGCTTAATTATTCGGAGCATGTGAACCTCCTAGAATTTGGCGGAAGATGTGAGACTCGAACTCACACGGCTGTTACACCCAACTGTTTTCAAGACAGCGACCCGTAGACCGACTTGGTTTAATCTTCCATATAGCAAAAAAGCCCACGATTAAGTGAGCTTTGATGTGTTGGTCTTCGGGAATCCGTAATACGACCAGTATAGAAAAACATTACCTTAAATCCGTTTAGCTGTCAATTGTTTAGCTTTTTACGGTATTGCCCTACATAGAAATCGATTTCATCTTCCATGTCTTTCAAAATAATATCTACCATTGCGCCAAGATAAGCATAGTTCTTGCTATATGTATCTGCTTTGATCTCATCAATCCCGCAGAACTTCAATTGTCCCTGCAAAGTACGATCTTCTTTGATCACTGGACGCATCTTAAAGAATATCTGCATGCGAGCCACCTTCATGCAAAACAATTTAAGGTTAAAGTGGTGACGCTGACGCTCTTTGCTTGCTGCTTCATGTAATATCTCACCAATATGCTCAACAAGCGTCTTAAATGCCTGTGTCGTGTCTCTTGAATCACCCCACACTAACATCTCGCAATATGCCTTAGTTGCCTCATCTTCAATTGAAGCTATAGCCCCGCAACGTTCTTCCCAAGTAGGCGCTTTCTCTCCTGTCGATGCAGTAGACGTTTCATAGCTTGCCGTTTTAGCTCTCATTTGCTGACCAACCCATTCAAGATTTGATAATTTTTCCGTTACTACTGCATTCATCTCTTTCCCCTTACTTGCCGTATTTCTTGATGTGATTTCTGACTTTTTCTCTGTTGGCTTCTCCGCTCGCTATCTGTTCATACATTTTTCTGGTCTGCCAAATGACATAAATAATGAGAATGGGAGAAAACAAAATTCTCAGGATGATTAGAAGCAGCTTTAAAGAAGCTTCTGCATAGTCCTTGAGGTCACACCAATGATCTTCAAACCATCCCTTTAGAAAGAATCCTTGCCATTGGAGTGTGAGCTTTAATGCATCTACATCTACCTTTGATTTCATACCGTCACCCTAATCGTCTAATTCTGCTTTGTTTATAAGTATTGAGTACATGTCTTTTGAATAGTTCGAGATTGGAAACTTCTTGCCTATTAGCTCTGCAAATTCATCATCAATTTTTCGAACAAGATCCATATATTGAATCTGCTTTTCATCAGTCTCACCTGTAGGCCATTCAGGTGTCTTAGCTTGGTACTCCTCTGCCCATGCTTTGACTTGTTCAGCTTTATCTTCATATCGAGTGCGAAAGAAAGCATGAAAACCTTCTTCGTGTTGTTCGTATGTCCCAACTTCGTAAAAGACCATCACGCCACCTCAAATCATCAAATACTTTTTAATTTCATCTATGGCTTCATCTGCACCGAAGCAGACTTTGCACATGTAACCTTGTTCTTCTAAGCGTTGAATCATGAGCCTTTGACTTGGTTGTAACTTCCCTTTCTTTGACTTCAACTCAATCCACAAACCATGAACTTCACCATTTGGAATGATAAGTTGAAGGTCTGGAACACCAGCCTTTACGCCTAACTTCTTAAACTTTGCAGCTTCAATAATGTTTCTTGAGCCACCATTTGGAATATGAAACAAGTAATCACTCAAACGACCTGAACCATACTTCACACGATGCGCCCAACTCATGAGCGTCATCTGTTCTTGATCTTCTGTAGGCACTCGATTGAATCTCTTTGAGCGCGCTGCCTTCAGTGACTGGACCCTTTGAGCCTCTTTGAATGTGGTCATTGGTCACGCTCCCAAAACTTAGGTTGCCCAAGTCTTTTCCATTCTTCATAGTGAGCTGGGCAAACATGTACATCATCAACAAAGTTGCCGCCCTCATCTTTCATTGGCACTTGCTCTGCTAGCTTGTATGCATGAACATTGCAAAGCACGCCATCACAAGTCTTTCCATTAACTGGATAATCGCAAAGCCAACTGCCTTCCTTCAGGATTGTCTCTGAGCAAACATTGCAGCAATAAGGAGCAATCCACTTTGGCGACATGGTAGTCCAAACATAGTGATTTCTTTGGTCTAGGTAAGTTATTGGCATCCTTCCCCCTTGAGCGCTTTGAAGTACTCTTCTTCAAACTCTAAGCGTTCGTTTAGCTTGTCGATTAAGTCATTCGTCATATAGATTTCACTTCTGACCAAATATGCTTGCTCATCACACATCATGTATTGTTCTGACTCTTTGAGCTTCTTAACGCTTTCTTCTAGGTACGTAATCTTCTCTTTAAGATCTTTAATGATATTCATGCCTCACCATCCTTGAGCGCTTGCTCTTTCTCTAATGCTCTGCGTGCAATGTCTTTAGAATATATATGGTCTTCTGACATCTTTACTGCCCAATATCCATTCAACTCACATCCATTGAGTTCCGCTTCTTTTTGCATATGTGGAATCGGGTAAGCGATCTGATCTAACGCAAGCGTTAAAGCATCCACCCGCTTTTGCAGCTCGTCACTTTTCTGGACTTCTTTCACATACATTTCATCAAGAGTTTCCGCCACGAATATGTATTCACTTAATTGCTTTTGCAGCTCCTCCACTTTCGCTTGTTGTGACTGCTGACCAGCTTCATATGCCTCTTCTATGCCAACTGAATATGGAATTTTTCCGCCACTAGAACACCACTCAATAAATGTCATTGGTTTGTCCATCTCAATCACTCACTTTGCAGTTTGGCGAAATGTGGTTTTCTATAGGGAAGTTGTCGCCTAGGTCATTGTCGATACGGTGGCCTGCTGCTAATTCTTCGGGAGTAAGATGTCTAACATCAAATCTAGAAACTTTAATATTCCCGAAATATCCGTTATTGATTTTTCTTGGATAGCCCTTTTTTGGGGAAACCTCCTCAACAGTTAAAATCACATCCACATATCTAGGATGGGTATAAACAACCTTATCCCCGACTTTAAACTCACTCATGGCTGGCTCCTTTTTCTGCATCACACATTTCACATTTATCTATATGCCCCCACCCATCATCTCGAATGAAGCCAAACCCCTTACAAGCCTTACATTTGACTTTCTTTTTCTCACCCACCAAGAAATATCGATCTTTCTGGTTGTAGGTAATATCAATAGAACCTGAGTAATAGCGCCTTAACGCCCCATCAATATGAAATTCGTGTGGACCTACACAAAACATCCACCCCGAATCCCCGCCGCACTTTGTAAACCTTGTGAAATATGCTTCTCTCCATTTCACATAACGGCCAGACAGATGAGGAGTCAACAATTCAATTAAACGTGCTCTAAGCATCTCCATGCTTGCTGACATATCTCCATAGTGATATTCAAGATCGTAGCTATACTCGCCTGTGTTATATCTAGTTGGCATGAGATTCACCGCCTCCGTATATTGATTCGTGGTCGCGGATAGCAGTCATCACACGCTTAATTGAAATGGAACCATCTGGAATGAAGTCGCAAAAATCATCAAGAAAGCTCAATCTCCCATTTCCCACCATGCGAACATGCGTGTAACCAACATGCTTATCTGTCGTAATGAATGCAGGCGTTAACTTCTCAACTCCACCTAAATCGTTGATGATTTTCAAAGACTCCACCAGACGTTTAAGCTCAACCAAATCTACAAAATACTTCTCACGATCTGCTGGGCTGATTTCTACACTTTGACCACATTGGAACTCATAACCCTCGTTCCATTCAGTTGCGTTATCGGGTGCTGAATCTACGATTTCCTTCGCGTATTGCAGTCCTTTATCTCTAATCAATTTAGTTGCTTTCATGGCTGGCTCCTTTCTCATCAAGCTCTTTACGCGCCAACCACCACAAAACCACCGCACCGCAAAGTACTGCTGTTACACACGAAATGAGTAAGCCACAGCTTAAAATCTCGAATTTAGTCATGATCCTGCCCCACCAAAACGCAAGTCATCCCAGTCACATTCAACTACTGTCAAACCGTCATGTTGAAACCGAGACCATAAACGGTCCCCTAAGTTTTCCTTCAAACCTTGCGCCTTTTCTGTAGACTCAAGCGTCATGTTGGAAATTAAAACTGTCGGCTTTTTTTCGTCATAACGTGCATATAAAACTTTATGAACGAGCTGCAATCGACTCTCGTGTTGGTCGTGCAAACCATATTCATCCAATATCAATAAATCACAGTCCGTGAAGCGAAAAATTGCATTTGCTTCATTGTCATCTGGCTTTGTCCATGCAGTGGCAATTTCATTTGCCATGTCTTCTGAGGTGACGTAACGAACATAACTCCGCTTGTCTAAAACGTTACGAGCAATAGCACATGCAAGATGGGTTTTTCCTGTTCCTGTGCGCCCAACCATAATCAGATTGCGCTTCTTCCCTGAATTAAAATCTTGAACAAATTTATGGCAAGCAGCTTTAGCCTCTTTCTGTGGATCGATACTCACCATATAATTTTTAAATCCGCTTTCCTTGTGGCGCTCAGGGAGTTTTGCTCCGGCAAAATGTTTCTCGCGTACCATGAGGTTGACTTGGTGTGCGTGTTCAATTTGTGATTTCACATACGCTTCATTTGCACATGTTTGGCAAACTGGACGACCAATTAATAAAACCATTAACTCATTGTGTTTAGGGCAAAACTGATTAGTTTGTACCAGCTCAGTTTTGAATTGTTTGCTCAATGCATTCATAGCATCTCCCCTACATCGATATCATCTGTGGCTGGTGCATACTGTTTTGAATCACCCCAAGCACTGTTTACGTCTCTTGCTGGTGCAGTTTTCATTGGTGAGTTTTGTTTTTTAGGTCTTATCGACTTTGTGAATTCCTGAATTAACCAAGTTGCAAACTTTCGAGTTCGTTGGTTTTCAGTGAGATCAATTTTGTTTTCCCAGTGAGCATTGAAGTTGCCAAGATGAAATTCATAATTTGGCATTTCTAAAACCTGCTCTGCTTGTGCACCCACTTGTGAAGTCCTAAGAACATTCAGCAAAAGTTCACGATTTGGTTTCCAAGATTCTTCTTTCGCTGAAAAATTTTCAGCCGCGTTTTGTGTGTGAGTATTTTCTTGTTCTTGCTCCTGTTCCTGCTCCTGTTCCTGTTCCTGGCTTCGAAGGGGCTTTGAAGGGGCTTGTAAGGGGTTATCTATTTTGGCGTTTTCGCCACGCTTTTGAGTCATACAAAATGCTTGTGCATATTTATCGAAAAAGCTTGATAAATAAGGGCTTGACGGCAATGAATCATACTCTTTTTGCACGTTCTTACAGCGGTTATCGGCTGGCTTTAATGACTCAGCTACTTGAAAACGTGCCATCTCGTGCACCCAGACTGTCTCCGTGGCTTCGTCATAGCTACAAAACCCCGCTTCACAGGCTCTTTGAAGCCCCTTAGAAGCCCCTTCAAAGCCCAAGCCAGTTTCATGAGCAATATATAGAAGGGGTATGTAATACAAGCCAAGCATGTTCGCGTGAGGGCTTGTCATTAAATACATAGCGACAATTAAGCCTTCAGGTGTTTGACGAAGTTTTTTTCCCGTAGTTCCCGTCCAGAAATGTGGTGAGACTTTCCCATAGTCACGCATGGTTATTTATCTCCTTTGAAGGGGGTTCGAAGGGGCTTTGAAGGGGTGATAATAATCATTACTTACCCCTTCCAAGCTTCACTAATCCGCGCATTTCCAACTGACGAATAATTCTTGGAGGAATAAATTCGTTGTTGATTTTGTAGCGAATGCGAGACTTTTCTTTCACCTGAATTAGTTTGTGCCCATCCTCCATAAGACGGCGAACTGCTATAGCCTGCCCCCCCATATGAGTTAATTCCTCAAGTTGATAAAATCTTTCCTGAGCCTCAATTGCGGCATTCATAACTGAAAGTGGCATGGCTGCTAATTCTTTAGCCGAATAGATCTTTACTGGTTGTTCCAGTGGAATCACCACCTCTAGCGGTGTGGTGGAAACGGAAATATCCTGTTTTCTTCTTACTGCATATCTCACTTTTCACCATCCTTTGGCTTAACATAGCCTCCAAAAGAATCAACCAAATACGCCTTGGTTAAGCTAGTTACAATCTGCTGTGCTAACCACTGCGTTATGCGAAATTGACGAGCCATAGCCTCTGAAAATTCAATCTTTGTTACCGCTGCATTATTTTCGTCATAACCTTTGTTACGTAAATTTTGCTTTTTCACCTCAAATAGGTGCCCAAGTACTCGCAATGCAGGCTCATAGAAAGATTGGATTTCACTTTGCTGGCGAGAATCTTTGATTTGGTGTGTAAAGCTGTTCATGACACCTCCGCTAATGCTTGCTCAGCTTTTGTTAGGCGGCGTTTAGCGTTGAGCTCTGCTACTGTTGCTGTACGGATTTCTTTTGATGAAACCAGAATCAAATGATTCTCCGATTTGATAGTCCACAACCTAGTCAAAGTTTTATTTTTAACTTCAAACAAATCATTTGATTTGAAAGTACGGCACTCTTTAGTAAGCACTACAACGTCACCAGGTATAAATTCTGGTGTGTTGTAATTAGCCGATTGATTTGCTAAATTGTTTTGCATATTCATGGGTTCCTAAATTTGTGAATGCGAAACCACTCCTGTTCGCGCAGGTAGTGGTTTTTAATATCCAAGCTTTTCTTTCTTAACGCTGATTTCGTCGTGAAATAAGTCATCCACTGTTTCAATACGGTTCATCCAGCTTTTAGACATGACTAAAAGTGCAGCAACCCGTTCTTTATCAATGCTCTGATAATCTTTAGGAACGACTTTTAAACCAAGCAAGCTCAATAGCTCGCAAAACATTTCAATTTCATTCAAGCCATTGTTTTTCTTATCTGTTTTAAGCCGAGTAATAGTGCTTGGATCAACTTTTAATTGTTCAGCAATCTCTTTTTGGTTGCTTATATCAAGACCATGCAATATGCGGGATACGCCATTTCTGGCGCTTGCAGATATATCAACTGATAATTTGCTCATGGTTAGGTCCTAAGCATTTGAAGTAGTTCGTTTGATTGGTTCTTTGCCATTTGCCAAATCTCTGATTTGGTATTCGCGAGCTAAAGGAATCTTTTCATTTGGCCACTGGTAAACAGCAGGTGGCTCAATTCCTAATAACTTTGCTAAGCCAACACCATTGACACCAAGCAACTCATAAGCTTCCTGTTTGGTCATTTGTGCAACCTCAAAAATAAGATTTCTTAGTATTAAAACAAAGATAACTTATTTTTGCAAGATGTAAGATAACTTATATGAAGAATCTAGAAACTATGGGTCAGCGTATTCGCGCCTTACGAAGAGAAAAGAAATTAACCCAAGGCGAGTTGGCAAAAATCGTCGGGGTTAGTGCGCCTAATGTCACTGGTTGGGAGAAAGATGCTTATGCTCCTAAAGCAGACCCATTAAGCAAAATGGCCGCTTATTTCGGAGTGTCGACTTCATATATAACTAATGGAGATGAAAGCGGACCTAAGTTGGATAGCACTGTTGCGCAATTGAAAGTTCTGGATATCGAAGCTTTTAAGAAAAAATACAATATTCCCGATAGCGAAGATGCTGTTAAATTTCTTGAAATACCTGTTAAACCATTCCCCACCCAAAAAAGATATGTTCCTGTTAAGGCTTATTCAAAGATGGGCATGGATGGCTATTTCACAGATATGGGTTATGAAGGCAATGCTGGAGATGGGTATGTTCCAACTCACTCAGCAGGACCAAGAGCCTATGGTATTAAAGGCACTGGCGACTCAATGTTTCCAGCTATCCGTAATGGATGGTATGTGGTTTGTGATCCAGATGCGGAACTCGTGCCGAATGAGTTTGTTCAGGTATGCTTGAAGGATGGAAGATGCACAATTAAAGAATTTGTTGGCATAAATGGCGGGGTTTTAAGCTTGCTTTCTGTGAATGGTGGTGAGCGATTTTTCTTTGAAATGGATGAGGTAGAAAGCATTACAGCTATTACTGACATCGTACCACCAAGTCAGCACAGACAAGAACATCCTTATTCGCATTAATCACAGGAAGACTTATGGACAATTCAAAACGACCAATCAACCAGATTATTGCTCGCATCAATGATGCTGCGAAACATGGTGAAGCTTTGGTGCTAACAGCCGAAGAAGTGAAGATCCTCTCAAAGGACATTGGTGATAAAGTCTTTATTCCAGTCCTTACAAATGAACAAGTAGTGCAGTTGGTAAAATAAGGAAAGCTTGGACAGAAAATTAAATAATAAAAAAAGACCGATGATAAGTCGGTCTTTCCATCCAAGGTTAGCAAGGTCTTGGATTTGACTAATGTCAGCTATTACCCCGCTTTGTGGGATTTTGCGCTTTAAAATTACATGGAGATGAAACAGTAATTTGTAAATAATCGCAAATTTATGATGAGTAATCGTCAAAAACCATAACCAGTATTTTGCAAAATTGTTGACTTATAAGTAAACTAACATGAATATACACTTTACGAGATTGGCAACTGGTTTTCCAGAGCCATTGGTTTTACCTGAAGATACTGATGAGAGTTACAGGGTTTTTCATGCTTCGGCTTATGCAGACTTTAGAAATTGTTATTTAAATCAGGATATTTCTAGTATAGAACAGTCCGATCCTGCAAGTGCTAAACATGCACGAAAAGGTTTAATTCAGTTAAATGAAAACGCATATCACGGGCTACCACTAGAAGGGTTTTACTCGAGTACAGCATGTCATGAATCTGGCTTCAGAATTCAAAATGCCCACAAAACAGTTGATGTTAATGTCTTACGAATTAGGAAAAGTGCAGTGCGTATTTATTGGTGTTATATGAATCATAGTAAAGCGATAATGGTTCTACGAATACTAACGAAACGTGAAGATAGTAATCTACATCAAAACCCCAAAATTAAAGAGATTGGAGATGCCTTGCTACCATTTTTCAATAATCCTAAAGGTTTTCAGGAGAGAATAATATGAATAATAAAAAAGTAATGTGTAAAACAATCTCTAATTTTTCTGCAATTGAAGTAAAAAAAATTCAATGGGCTTCAGCACTCAATGCGCTTATGCTGCACTCAGGGAAGTCACGCTCAGAAATGGCGGAAGCTTGCAATATTAGCAAAGGCAGAGTAACTAGAATATTGTCAGGAGACTCCAACCTCACTATTGAGAGTATTTGCTCATTTGCAAATGCTCTTGGTTATGATGTTGATATTGCTTTTTATAATAGTTCTATGACCAAACCATACCAACCATGGAATTCTGGTCAAATAGAGTTTGCAACATTTAAAAAGGTTAAAAAAATATTGTTTGAAGAAAGAGTTCTAACAGCATCAACACCAAATTTAAATACACAAGTTCGTGAAATTGCCGTTGGCTCTAACAGTCATACCACTTGGTTTAGTGCTACAAAAGCACAAAGTATCGAAATCAAAGAATTTACTTTTGAGTAAGGTTTAAAATATGTTATCAAGCAATAAAATCCAGCATAGTGTTACAGATCTATCTTCAAAGCCAAAAAAAATAAATAGATCAGATAAAACACCTATTTATGCTGATGAAATAGCAGAAATTAAAATGAATTCACACACTACACGCTTAACTTTTGGTGCTTTATCGGCTGATGAATCGGATTCTACTCATACTCTAGTTAATGAGTCTGTGACCGTAGTAATGCCTACTACAACTTTTTTATCAGCAATATCTCAGATGTTTGTGCCAATTTTGGAAAATGAGCAATTATTAGAAGTTCTTATTGAGGATTATTCAAATATAGCAGAGCATGCAAAACACCAATTAGAACAATTGAAATCACCAAAAAAATAAAACACGGTAACCCCACCCAACCCACCTCCACGGTGGGTTTTCTTTTGTCTATTAAAGCATAAAAGTAAGCTTTCTTAAATTAAAATAAGATTTCTTATTGACAATAAAACTAAGTTTTCTTATATTTATCTCGTAGACATCAAAAAAGCACACCGCCCCTCCCCAGGTCCGATGTGCTTTTGCAAACTGCGAGATCAATTATGAACGTAAAAGCTACCCCTTTCAACTCCTTTGCATTTGTCAGCATGGCTGCTCTTGCAATTTCTGGTGGTTCTTTAGTTGCTTGCCAATTGCAGCCAGCTTTCCAAGCAAAAGAAGCCCCTTCTCTATTTACCCCTAAGACTCAACCAAGTACTTACGGTGTCTTAACTGCCAAAATCACAGGTAAACATTCTGGCGTTGCCGTAATCAAATTAGATAGTTTCCGTTTAAACGTTAGCTTTGATTTTGAAGCTCATCCAGACAGTTACGGCGTTCCGGGTTCTGAATTCACTGCTGTTGAAATTACTCAACTCACAGTAAATGAAATTACTGATGTTAATGGTAAGTCATATAACGATTTCACCGAATTTGAAGACATCCGAAACATCAATGGCCTTCTAAAAGGCTTCATCGAACGTAACAAGTTGGTGGAGGCTTAAAGATGTCTAATTTCAAAAAGCACCCTGACGGCTACAAGTCATTTTTAGGCCGTGATGATAAGGGCCTCTACTCTGTTCGCATTGGCTGGCAAGTGTACGCATCTAATGCTAATGGCTCAGTTCTTTACAAAGTTAAAGACGGATTTAAGACGCCTTTAAATGTGTTCAGGTTCCAAACTGACTATCCAAAAGTTTGGAATGAACTCACACAAGAAATTGATTTCCAACGCAGAAAGCAGCTCGCAATAAAACTGCGTGAAACAAACATCCCTACTTATGACCGCAAAGCATATAAGCAAAAACGCGGTTTTACAGGCTCAAGATAAGGATAAGAATAATGGCTCTACCGATTATTACTGCTGACCAAACTTTATTGGTTCAAGCAATTATTGTGTACCTATACGCTGATCCGGGTTTAGGTAAATCATCGATGGGCTTTACTGCGGAAAAAGCAATTTCTTTTGACTTTGACCGTGGTGCTCACCGTACTGGTGAATTACGTCGAGGTGCGGTTGTACAGGTTCAACAATGGAGTGATGTTGCAAACTTTACTCCGCAGGACTTAGCACCATATAAAACCGTAGTCATTGATACCGTGGGTGCAATGCTTGAATGCATTAAAACCCACCTGTTACTTACGGCAAATAACCGTCAAAAAGATGGTTCTTTAAAGTTAAAGGCTCAAGGTTTAGCGAACCAAACGTTCAAGCAATACATCAATACTTTGATCAGTTTAGGTAAAGATGTTGTTTTCATTGCACACGCATCAGAAGATCAAAACGGTGATCAAATTATTTACCGACCAGATCTAGGTGGTAAAAACCGTAACGAGCTTTACCGTATCGCAGATGTCATGGGTTATCTAACAACTGTTACTACTGGTGAAGGTAAAAATGCCCGCGTTATTAATTTCAAACCTTCGCCTACACATCATGCGAAAAACTCAGGTGCTTTAGGCGGTGAAACCGGTGAAGTGTGGGTACCTGATCTTAAAGCACACCCTACTTTCTTGGCTGACCTGATTACTCAAGCTAAAGATCACATTAACACCTTAACGCCTGCACAACTTGCAGCAGCTAAAGCCCAAGAAGAGCTAGAAAACTGGAAACAAAGCTGTGAAGAAGCTGAGCATGCAGGTGACCTTAATCAATTAACTGAGTCGCTTGATAAAGAACACATGTATTACCAGAACATGCGACAAGCAATGTTAATGAGAGCTAAAGCATTGAATTGCACGTTTGATAAGCAACGTGGCACTTGGATTAGTCCACCAGAATTTAACGGTATCTCAGATCAACAAAGAGATGAACTTCAAAACTTCATAGCTGAACGCGGCCTAGACGTGAAAACAGTTTGTGAACACTTCGGCATAGATGCCCTTATCCAAATTGAAGCAGCAAAACTACCAGCAGTTAAACAAGACATTGAAACATTAGCGAAAACGGGGATGACAGCATGAAAATTCTAAATAAAGTTGAAGCCAAACTTGCTTGGGCCAACGGTGAATTACTTTTAGTAAATAATACTGAGCGTAATGGCTGGGAACCATTTAACCCTTATGACTTTGGCTTTGATGTTTTTGATAAATTCGAATTTCAATTAAAGCCTAGAACTATTTTTATTGGCGAATTTGAGGTACCTGAACCATTAAAAGAAGCGCCAGCTAAAGGTTCTACTTGCTCTTACCCAAGTCCAACTGTTGAATTAGGTGTGCAGCAGTTTAAGTGGAATGGTTCAAAAGGACAATTACGCATGCTTCAGCATGGCCAAGTCCACTCAAGTTTTGATAATGCTTTTGCTCATTGCTGCGCCATTATCAAAGTAAGTGGAGGTGAGTTTGCTGAAGATATGCTCAAACTTCTGAACAAGCCAACTGATGAAGTTGAAGAAGAAAAGCCTTTAGAAAATGAAGTTGAGAAATCACCTCAGGTTAATACTGAAAAAACAGTAATTGAAGAGCCTACTAAAGATTTAAAAGAGGATCTCGATAGTGCAATTGTTGTTACTGAGGAGTCTTATGTTTCATCATCCGAGGATCTATTAGTTCCAGAAACTAACGAGCCTAAAGTAGATCCAGAATATCAGCAAACCCTAGATACTCTTCTACAGCGTGTAAAAGAGTCAAAAACACCTGCAGAAGTAAATGCGGTTTATCGTTATACCCGCACATGGGATGACGAACAAATGAAGCCTATCCTTCTCGCCACTCACAAACGTCTTGAAGAGCTAGAAAAAGAAAAGGCATCTGCTAATGAGCCACCCTCTTTAATGGTTCAAATCCAAACTGCACCAGACCTTACAACGCTAGATGCTTTGGAAATAGACGTGGCTGCACGAGATCCGCAGATTCAACCGAAGCTAATGGGGTATGTGAGAAAACGCCGCTATGAATTAGAGAATCCTACACCTACTCAACAAGAATCTACCCCTGATTATTTATTAGTGGACGGTTTCTAACATGAAAGATCAGTACAAGAAAGTGAGCCAAAAACACATGCTTGGTTTTATGTACTACTTGCAATTGCTGGGCTACGTAATAGTCCGGCAAGGCATGGATCAAGCAATGTTTCTAACCAAGCATTATGCGGTACCAGTCGCTTGGCGCCGCATAACGATCGACTATCACAACCGGTTAAATAAACCCGCGCAGCAGCTTTATAAAGAGTTTGTTGAGTGGACTAAAGAAGAATATTTGAGGGCCTAATGATGTTTGATTTGAATAAGGAAAGAGAGGCTTTTCTGAATACCTTCCAATATTACAAAGGAAGAAGAGACATTATTTTTAGTCATGAGCATGAACTGTTTATGACTAGATCAAACAATCCTTCTGAAATTGCTCAGAAAGAAATAAGCAACATGAATAGCCGTTGGGATGCTTGGCTTAGATGTGCAAAGCATCGTGATGCAGAGCTAGAAAAAGCCAAAGCTCAGGCGGTGCCAGAGGGTTATGTAGTTGTGCCGAAAGATGTTGCAGAACGAACAATTGGTCATATTGGCATAGCAATCTGTCATCCAAACAATACTCGTGATGAAGAAAATATTATGAGTGAAGACCAAGTGGTTATCGAACGTGCTATTGATGCAAGCGAATCAGGAGCTGAGGGATGAGTGACTATATGCACATGACACTTGAGCAGCTTCAGCAAGAACATGCAGAGTTACTTCTGTTTAATGAAGAATTGGATCGTCGTTGTAAAGCTCACAAAGCAGATGCACAAAAATATCAAACTAAGTGCTGGCACATCACAACACTTTTGATGAATCCAGTTGATCAAGACATGACTTTGAAAGCAATCCAAACAGTGATTGAAAGGGTTGGTGAAGAATGAGTAGTCTCGATTTTGAGCAACTTTATCTAATGGCTCTCATGAATAGTAAAAAGCCAAAGTACGTTTTGAATTGGGTTCATGTCTCCAGACATGGGCCAGGTGCGACAAAAGCTACAGAAATTTGTGAATATTTTGGGATAGATCCAGAAGGCACTGATTTTAGAAAAGCGGAAAGTAAGGAGGAGTAAATGGGACAAATAGTTAAAATAGAGGCTAGCATTCTAGAAAAGATTGTTGCTGTAGCTGAACGTATTGCTCAGTCAAAAGAAGAACGCCGAGTTGGTCGTGAAGAATTTGCACACATGCTCAATATCGAACCTGAAACTCTAGACGCTCGGATTCGTGAAGGCAGATACCAAAGGCCATACAAGGATGGGCGAAAAAGTTTTTGGTTATTGTCCTACGTGCAATCTGTCGTTACAGACACAAAAGAATCTGGTAAAGTAGCCACCTATTGAGGTGGCTTTATTTTATACAATGAGATAGGTACTTTTTCAATATTGAGTACCAAATTGAGTATCAAAATCACCCCAAAATAAAATCCCTTTATATATTAGTGAGTTGAATCTAAAATGCTTCTAATGATCGACAATTACGACTCTTTTACCTACAACATCGTTCAATACTTTGGCGAGTTGAATCAGGAAGTAAAAGTAGTTCGCAATGATCAAGTCACATTAGAGGATATTGAACGATGGCAACCAAAATATCTTGTGATTGGTCCTGGCCCTTGCTCTCCAAGCGAGGCAGGTATTTCAATTCCTGCAATTAATCATTTTGCCGGAAAAATTCCTTTGCTTGGGGTGTGTTTAGGCCATCAAAGTATTGGGCAAGCTTTTGGCGGGAAAATTGTAAGAGCCAAAACGGTGATGCATGGACGTTTATCTGATATGTACCATAGCAATAAAGGTATTTTCAGTAATCTTCCTAGCCCATTCTCGGCAACTCGTTATCATTCATTAGTCATTGATCAAGAAACACTACCTGACTGCCTTGAAGTAACATGCTGGACCAATGAAGCAGATGGCTCAATGGAAGAAATTATGGGCGTTAAACATAAGACACTTCCTGTTGAAGGCGTGCAGTTCCATCCTGAATCCATTTTGAGCCAACATGGCCATCAAATCTTTAAAAACTTTTTAGACATCTACGCATAA